TCGCATTTGCAATGGCAGTCATTGAATCTTCATTAACCAGTACGTTCGCCATCAGAAACTCACCTCGTTACCGTTCACAAGATCGGTATTGATAATCAGCGAAGTACCTTCAACTTTGATTTCAACCGAATCACCCTTTGCATCAACCTGTTCTTTCAAATCATCGAAAGCGGTCTGAGAAGGAACGGAGTATCTTTGAGTCGCTCCACCGCTTTCTGTGTCTAACAGCACATAGTTACCAGAAGTGGATACACTAGCTTTCTCGTTTAAATCGCTCTTTAACTCTGTAAGTTCGTCACCTACAGCCTTAGCATCAGCAGCTACTCCAGACATTGTCAGAGTGGGATCAACCGTTCCACCGTACTTACCACCATCCGTCCATGCTGAACCGTTGTAGTAATACCAATGCCCTTGTGTATATCCGCTCTCAGAGCCTGCATAAAGGTATACTTTTCCTTCATCGGTCATCTGTGATGCAAGTGTGACTACCGCAGGTGCTCCAGAGCCTGCGATGGCAATGGAGTTGATTGCTTCCTGGAAGAGCGAATAATCGGATGCACTGACCACAGCGCCATCGCCCGGACGCGGTTCGACAAGCACAACAAAATTCGCCGTTCCGTGTGTCTCACCATCGATCAGTAACTCAAACACAGCTTTCCCTGCAGCTGCAGTCATCTGCTGTGACTCGGTGATGATCACATCCCCGCCTTCGATTCTTCCCGGCACAGAGATACCCAGTTTGTCTGATTTAATGCCGATAATCGAGCCGGATGACGGAGTGTATTTGGAGCCGTCCTGATTATAGAGTGTGAATGCCCACTCCTCGCCGTGATCGTACTGGTTCGCATGGATCAGCAAAGGAAGTGAAGCGCCGGCATTCAAGCCCAATTTGAAATGTCGTGTAATGCTCATGCTAATTACCTCATTAATTGATATATAGTGTCAGCCAGTGACGATCTGATCGTTGAGATGGTAATTTCTTCATACCTGTCTCTCAGAACGTCATAGACTGTTTTAACTACCTTGGCTTTGACCTGTAAATTCAAAGGCGGATACTGGACCGTAACAATGTCGCATAAAGAAACATGCTCCAGTACAGATACATCGCTGTATTCTTCTGTCTGCCATAACGGGACGAATTCAACTTCAACACTGACTGCAGGAGTTTTTGCGTTACTTGTCAGCCAGTTCGATGCATAAGTATTCAGATCTGACTGATTAGGAATCCGATCAGTAAACTCTCCGCTGGCATCCAGAACAGCGATCCGGTTGAATGAATAGCTGTTTGTAACTGTCTGCACTGTTCCCTGCACATAGTTATCTGTATCTTTGTAATAAGCCACAGCTCCGCTGCATACAGATGACATATCAATGTTGTATGTCAGTCCTGTCAGATTCTTTGTGTATGCAATCTTGATTCCGTTGTCTGATCCTCGTGATGAGTGCAGAATCACATTGTATCTGTTCCATTCAAGCTCTCCGCCAAACAGATCGATGATACTGGACTCATTACCGCCTAGGACCGATTTCAGAGCCACAGGGAGCTCAGAACCGTAATGTCTGACCGTTCCGTTATCATCTGAAATATCCGTTTGAAACGTAAAAGGATTGGCTGTTAACAGGTTCGCCGAATCTGTCGCTGTCTGCCACACTTTCAGCGGATACCTTGTATATCCGGAGAATGCTCCAACAATTGCATGATTCAGCTGATAGCTGATATGTTCAGCATTGATCAGCATGTCGCCGTTCATGTCGAAGTCAACCGATATGATGCGAAATGGTTCAGCCTGGGCTGACCCGTCTCTCGGATCTGCAAGGATCTGACGATCAACAATGATCTCATTTGACCATCTGCCATCTCTCGGATATGTCATTTCCAGAGTGAATCCGCCATTTCTCTCTTCTGTAACAAGACAAGAGACCGCATCAGTCAGCGGGCAAATGCCATATGAACTGAATGCAGTCTCTGTTTTTTCGTATAGTCTTGGAATCATAACTTCCACCAGTACGGATAAATGTTGACCAGCCCGCAGCCATGACTGATGTCAGGAACATCTGTTCTAATCGCCTGAATCCAGATCTCCTCCTCGCCGAGTCTTGGGAAAACCATGCCCTCTCTGATTCTGCTTTCTGCAGTAGTAAGATTCAGTTTATCAGTCAAATTGTTATGCTCTTCGTCATACATATACTGAACATCGCAATCCAACCAGAAGTGATTTGATGTCAGACCAAGATTGTTACTGTTGAAGTTATATGTGTCCTGAACAACTCCGTCCACAGTATTCTGCAGATAGAACGTCGGAAGAGCCCATGAATAGCATTCGATCAGCGGCTTTGTCGCGTATCCTGTCGGATTCTGAATCGTGATATTTCTTGCCATCACAGCATCAATATTGAATGTATCTGTGCCGTGTGATGTCGTTGTTCTGATCCGAACCGAAGTGTTGTCTCCGGATACTTCTGGAACCAATACGCGCCAGTATTTAACATCGCTTGTATAAGTAAATGTATTCTCTTCTCCGCTGTTGACTGTCAGCACTTCAGTTGACAGCTGTGTGCCGTTTGCATCGTACTTGCGCACTGTCAGATTCAGCGTTGAAGACTGATCGAAGCTGACAGTTACCTTCAGATCCGACACCGCAGGGATGAAATCCGTGCCGAGACTGCTCCCGCCTACAATCGGCGGTATCAGCTGAATCGGATCTTCCCCGATCTTCAAAAATCTCTGAGGTTTGCAGTTGAATGTGATATCGAAATCACCTGTTCGGTTGAAAGAACCGCTGATCTTAGGATTCATCCCGGATGAGAATGTCGCCATTCTGAATTCATCCGGATGATATGTATCTTCCAGTCTCTGATATCCACGCTTTTTGCAGATCGCCGATCTGAACGGGCCGATCTTGTCCTTGAAAGTATTCGGAATGAATGCAGGATATGTGACTTTGATGTTCTTCCATCTTCCGTTGTCGACTACCAGATCACCGTTTCTTCCCGGTACAGAAATATATTCAATATCTCTCTCCGGTGCTGCGAATGTTCCTTCGCCGGTGATCCATACTCCATAATCGGCAGTGCTGATACCGCCGAAAATCAAATTGTTTCTTGTCATGCCCACACCGCTTTCTTTCTGAGTACATCACGCTGAATCCGGTCGGATACCTCACGGGCAATCTGTTCTGCTGATTGGCCTGGAGCAGCATTGACTGTCATATCAACATTGACAACTGTCGAGCCTGCGTATTCCTTCAGCTTATCCAGTCCCAGAATGACTTCCTTGCCCGCTTCACCACCGCCGAGCAGACTGCCGTTTGATGCTCCGAAGATAGTCGCTCCATCCAGTACATATGCATCTTTCATCGCTTTTTTGTACCACTCAACTCCAATCTTCGGAACTCCTTCCGTTGCCCATTTCAGAGGGTTCATTGTTCCGCTGAATGTGAAATGCGGCATCTTCAGCTTCGGCCATTCAAACTTAAAGTTAAAGAAACCCTTGATCGCTTCGATCGCAGATCTGACTTTTTCCTTTGCACCTTCGATCTTCTCGCCGATTGTCTCTTTGATGTTTGTGAAGACTTCGGAAATCTTATCCCAAAGTTCCTGTGCTTTCTGTTTGACAGTGTCCCAGTTCTTCCACAGCAGAACACCGACCGCGATCGCAGCCGCAATGGCAGCCGCAACAGGTCCGACAACCGTCATGGATAACCCGCCAAGCACTCCGGAAAGACTGCCCACAGCGGAAATACAGCCGCCTACAATGGAAATCACAGAGCCGATCGCCGACAGAATCGGACCGACTGCAGCGACCACAAGCGCAGCCTTGATGATGAATCCCTGCTGGCCTTCAGACAAACTGTTCCATGAATCAGTGACCGACTGGATAATCGGAATCACCGTCTCAATTGCCGTCTGAATGCTTGGCATAAGTGCATTGGCAATTTCATATCCCAGTTCACTTAGCTGATTCATTACCACTTGGAACTTGTCGACAGGATCTTGCAGGCCATCGAACGTTCCTTCGACTGTACCGCCTGCGTCAAGTGCGCTCTGACCGAGATTCTGGAAGTCCAGAGAGCCGTTCTGAATTGCTCCGTAGATTTTATCGCCCGCTTTGCCAAACAGATCATACGCAGCTGTAAGGCCATCCGTGGCGCCTGTTCCGTTCTTGATGGATTCCTGTAACTCAGACAGGGCCGTGCCCATATCTTTGCCATCTTTTGCAGAATTCTTCAGAGCTTTGGATAAACCGCTCATGACAGAACTGACATCTGCACCGGACATTTCAACCTGTCCCATGAAATCAGCCGCCTGTTCAACAGACAGGCCCATTTCCTGGAATGCTGCAGAGTTGTTCAGCAATCCTGATTCAAGCGTTCCGATGCTGATGCCGGTGTTCTGGGATACCTTGGTTAAGACATCCAGAACATTGCCTGTATCTTTGGCTTCGAGATTGTACGCTGCCAAGACTTTCTGAACTGAATCAACCGATGACGTTACATCCGTATCATTGATATCGGCAAACTTGATGAACAGTGTCGACAGATCTTCCAGTTCCTGTCCGGTAACACCGAAGCGGGTATTTACTTCGCCGACAGCTTCGCCCGCTGTGGCAAATGATGTCGGGATCGTCTTGCCGATGTTTTTGACGATGCCTTCAAACTCTGTCATGGCATCGCCTGTGGCTCCGGTCTTCTTGGTTACAATGTCCAGACCTTCATCGATCTGTGCCCATCCGGCCATGGCAGCCGCGCCGACTCCTACGATCGGAGCTGTCACGTTCTTGGTCATTGAATCGCCGAAGCCTTTGATCTTGTCGCCGGTTTCTTTGACTGACTTGCCTGCTTCCTGAAGCTGCTGACCGAGAACAGAACCGAAGTCCTTGGCTGCATCTTTGGCTTTATCCAGATTCTGCTTTGTTTCGATGATCTCTCTCTGGAGTGCTTTGTACTGATCGGAGTTCTTATCAACTCCGTTCTGATCCATTGTGTCCTGAGCTTTCTTCAGCTCTTCGAGACGTTTCTTTGTATCCTCGACCTGTTTAGTTAACAGTTCCTGTTTCTGCTTTAACAGATCTGTATTCTTCGGATCCAATTTCAGCAGTTTGTTCACGTCCCTCAGCTGGGACTGTGTATCACGGAGCGATTTATCTACTCCCTTAAGCGAATCGCTCAGTTTGGTAGTATCGCCACCGATCTCAATTGTTAAGCCTTTAATACGGTTGCTCGCCATACTGCCCTCTCTAGAATTTCATAATATCTTCGAGCGTTGCCTCTTCAGGCCACTCATATTCATCGTTTGATCTTTCGATCATTATGTCGTAGATCATGCCCATGGTCAGCTTATCCAGATCATCCATAGACAGACCTAATTGAATGCATCTCAATAAGAACAAGGCCGTAGACTCTTTGCGAGCCGACGGCCTTACACGTTTTTTACTTTCAGATCAGACTGTGTCTGCAGACTGGAAGCCCACAGCATAATCACGTCTGCAGCAAATTCAGATATGGGGAAATAATCAAACTCATCCAGCCAATCTTCGAGAGATGCTGTGATGGTTTTATCAGCCTGCTTTGCCATCGTATACGTCAGTTTGGCGACAATATCGAATGTTTCTCCATTGATCGCTCCTTCCGTCTCAAAAGCCGTCTGTACAGCTTGGAAATCGTTAATCAGATCACGTCCGAACTGATTCCTGTATTTGATGAGCGTTGAACCTGTCGCCTTCAGGTCGACAGGCTTTCCGGCAATCGTTACTGTTTTGATCATTTCTCCCCCCTTGGATTAATTAAGCCGCTTCAGGAACTGCTGAGTACCAGCTCGCATAAGCGGTATCGGTGCTGACTGCATCAGCCTTGACCGCTGTGTCATTGATTCTCGGCATTGCTGTGATGCTGAGAGTATTGGTGGCAATTGTTACACTGCCGTTTTCTGTTGTCGCGCCTTCGACATTCGGCCTTGAAGCTACGCATCTGTAGAAACATACGCGCTTACCGACTTCTGTTCCGCCTGCCAGTTCAAACTGGCCGAGCAGTGCGAATTCAACCGGCTGATCGGTAGCCTTTTCGACTACCAGTCCGGAAGTTGCATTCTTTGTTCTTCCCAGTACTTCTGTCATGAAGGCATCAGCAGCAGCTGTGTCTTCAAATACCAGATCACCTGTATAGCCATCGTTTGTGTTGCCGGAATACCATGCAACATTGTCTGCATTCTCGGTGAATGAAGATCCCGCTGGACTCATGCTGAGAGACTTGGCTCCTGGAATCGCTGTCGGTGTTTCGTATGTAAGAGCACCGCCTGCACCTTCTGTTGCGACTGCATAGTACAGTTTGGAAAAACCGTATCTCACTCTACCCATTGATTATTACCTCGCTCATAAACAGTACTTCGTACATGTTTTCATCGTTTAAAAATGTCTCTTCCTTAGTAAAAACAAGCCCTGCATCTAACAGAGCCTGTTCAATTTTGGATTCGGCATCGAATTGTTTATTTTTCGTGTACAGCTCGACATTGAGCTGATAGATCTGTGCGTGATGTGTATTGTCTGCCGTTTCAGCGGTCATTGAAGGGAGATACCAGCAGATATATGGAAGCGGCGGAACATGTCCCTGCCGCCATGCCAGATAAACTGTAGGATATCCCGTACTCGCCAACACTTCGGCGATCTGTTCAAATGTCATTGTAGCAACATCTCCATTTCTGCGATATATCTCTGTTCGACAGTGTCGTTGATCGGCTTGACGAAATTAAATGCTTTTGTGCGCCCGCCGTTTGCTGTAGCATGCCCGAATTCAAGCAGATGAGTCAGTCTGTAATATGGAGCTTTTGCGCCGATTTTGGCGCGGACTCTGATTTTTCTGCCTGTTTGCATCTCATAGGCTATGCTTTTCCGGAAACTGGTGCCGCCGAAATCTCCCGCTTTCTTCAGATCGCGTGTGACATCTTTCGCGACTGTTTCGAGAGCTTCTGCATTCTTCTCGAGCACTTCATCGCCATACTCGCTGATATAGCTCTGTATGGTTTTAGAGAAGTCTTTTGAGTTAATGATCGGCATTGCCTTTCCTCTTTTCGCAATACAGCTCTACAGTGTCGTTTTTACCATAGTAGACTCTGTACACCTTGTAATACGTATCGTTGTATCTGATCTCTTCCTGATCGTTGTAGTCGTATCTGAACATGGTGAATCTGAGCTCTGGATTCAATCCATTCCGCCCGCCTTCAAACCATTCAGACATACTGACCGAGCCAACCTGAACGAATACCTGTGACTCGCTGATCTGCTCACGCTGTACACCATAC